AAACCATCATTGTAACCAACCCTTGGACTGGCAACGCTTCCGAAAAGCCTGTTACCGAAGTAATGACTTCAATCGAGACATTTGCCAGTGCGGAAGAGTGCGAAGCGGTCAACGCTGATTTTGTAGGTGATACCGACAAAGAGTGGCTGGAAAGCTTTGCAGCTATTCACGGCGATAACCGCCTTTCAGAAATCGCTTTCAGCTAAACAGGTCAGCCGCCCTACGGGGCGGCAACTACCATGAAATCATCCACATCAGTTATCCACTTCGAAACCCGGCGGGACAACAAAACCCGCTGGGTGAAACAGGCCCAGCTTGAGGGCGGCAATCTCATGGGACTATCCTCAAACATACTGAAATCTTGACGACAACGACCCTCAATGTTATTATGATCTTTTAACATTGGGAGAATTATGAAAAATTTACTCGTAGATGCTGACGATACAATTCTAGACTACACATCTGGTTTACTTGCATATGGCGGTTTTGATAAGCCCCAACAACGTTATGCTGATATTGCGGCATATCTTAATGAGCAGTATAACCTTTCATATGATGAAATTGACAGTCTGATTGTTGATTTTAACCAGAGTCAATCTTTTAAACATTTGAAACCTTTCGATGGCGTAGTTGATACACTATCCGCACTAAAGGATGATGGGGTTCATATTCACGTGATTACTTCATGTGGCGATTCTAATACTACCCGCGAATTACGCTATTCTAATCTTAGGGATGTATTCGGCGACATGTTTAGTACAGTGTCCATTCTACCTTTAATGTCTAGAAAAATTAATGCACTAATGCCATTTATTAATAACCATACGGTTTTTGTTGAAGATACAAAAACACATTACCATGACGCTCACATTCTTGGAATACCATCATATATTTTTGAGCGTATGACAAATAATGACACTGAGCAGTTAGAAACGTTTACTCACTGGTCTGATTTCTATGGGATATATAATGACAGGCATAAATAACCATATATAAATGTGGAGTTTATGCTATGAACGATCTTAAAATAATTTCAAAAAATACCTTATCCAAAACTGATATCAAGACCGCGATAAAGGTCATCAACGACTCTGCGGGACGAGATATTGTCGATATATCTTCAGATAAACCACTAGCCAAAAAATTCACTCTTGATGATGGGTACGTGGTTTATGCATTTTCTTTTAATTCTGCTATAAGCGGCGAAGAGGCCGATAGCATTATTGGTGGACTATACAATGCCCTAGTGTTTGACTTTGTTGCCGAAATAAACTCAGACATGGTAGAGTATGAGACTGATATCGAAGAATCTATTGAAGAAACTGATGCGGTGAAACACGCACGTTGGGTTCAAGAACAAGTCAAGGACGGTTGGTCATATGGGATTGAGTTTAATGAAAGTAGTAAAAAGAATCCTTATATACGTCCTTATCACCAATTGACTAAATCTCAGAAAAAATTGATTGATAAAAGTAAATCAAAATTGGGTCATTATGGAGTTTACTATCCATTCCTTGTAGGTGACCGCGAAGACACTCATAGTGATGGGGGCGATGCTTCCGAATGAGTTATGACTTCGATTACGATCCAGAAAGTGGAGAAACACCATGGCCTATGATTTGGTCTGTAACACCGACTCAATATAATTGGGAAGGCACACTTGGTGATTCGATTAACTTTAACGTCGAAGCAATACCCGATCCTGCATACCCTACTGCATGGAATGATTTTTATTCTGCGAGTGGTGGAACTGGTGGGGCCGGTGGTACAGTTACAATTCCACCACTACCACCAGAGCCTATACTTAATGAATACGTGTATGAGTCGTCAAGTACATTAGGTGTTGAGTTTGTTTCAATCACTGTGGCCTCTGGTTTAGTAATAAGCGATTTAGGAACCGAATTATTTTTTCCTTATGAAAATATAACGTATTTTAAAAATAATGAAAAGAAAACCGCACAGTTTCCACAGGACGCGATTGATGACAACTTTGATTATGTAACTGCGTTAGTGCCAAGTGGCCTAGAGTTTATTGTTAAAACTAGTGATATAACTGCTGTTTCTACATCAAAAAGTGATTTATTTGGTTCGTTCAAGTACAAAATAAACAATGACTGGACTAAAGCTAAGCTCACATTAGAAAGTATGTCAGTCCGATCTAAAGAATACTTTTCTGAATTGGTGGGTGATGATCCAATACCCGGTGCAAATCCACCAGAAGGTAATCAAGGTTCAACTGGTGATCTACCAAGTGATATACCGCCAGATAATACCGATACGGATGAGTTTGATGAAAAGTATGACCAGACTTATGATGAGTTTTTCAGAAATGCTTCGGATGAAGATATAAATACTATATTGAATGATAATCCGAACTTTTACGATGATTTGAAAAATGAGACTAAACCCGAAGCTACAAATACCAATAATGCTGAGTTTGGTACTGAAGAATCACCGATAGATAAGGCTATTCGTGAAGGTAATATTGAAGAACTAATGACAGAGTACGGATATACGTATGAAGAAGTTATTAATTTAATTAGGGGAATAGAATAATGTCTATGCCATCTGCACAAATTTCATCCATGACTACAGGCCATGGATGTTGGCCACCAACAATAGTTTGTCAGGGAGCGGAGACTGTTATTGTGGAAGGCTTACCAGCATCCACGATATCACACTCTGCGATACCTCACGTGTGTGTAGTGGTTCCGTTTCCTGTGCATGGTTTGGTAATTGCGGAAGGTTCAAGTACGGTGATTATAGAAGGGCTATCTGCTGCCCGAGTAGGCGATAGTATGAGTTGTGGGGATGCAATAGCATCGGGTGCAAATACGGTTATAACAGGAGATTAATAGATTGAGATTGCATGAATTGAATAATGATAGTAATACTGTGTATTTTATGATGGTATATGCCAATCCACCGACGTATGGTTATAAACTAGCGTTTGAAAAGCTACTACGTATGTCTAAAGGAACAAACCATGTCGTTTTTTTAAACCCCTTGGTTGATTCGCAGTTAAATCCGTTGGATTTTAAAACGAACTTAAAATATAACAAAGAGTTATTTCCTGATGTAAATTTTAATACACAAGGAAATATAAAAACTCCACTGGAAGCACTTAAATATCTGTCTAACGAATACGAGAAAATCTATTTAGTTACTAAAGATGAGAATATCGAAAACTATAGACGATTTAGTAAATATGCTGAATCATGGAGTGTGTATGATTTTCATGTTATTGGTTTGGGTGACAGTAAGAGTGATGATACTAAAGGTAGAACAAACAAACTAGCACGTAAGTATGTTCTAAATAACAATTATGAAGATTTTAAGAAAACCATACCAACTAATAACGAACGACTATTATCGTCACTGTTCTTAGACCTTCGTAAAAAAATGTTGGTTGGGAAAACTAGTGACAAAGATGATGTTTCTGAAGGGGTAGATTCACTCATTGAGTACTTTATGAATAAAAACTCAGGGTTCTCTATTCTTGAAGAATACTTCGATATTGATGAGGAAGGTAATAAGTTTTTTATGTTAGAAAAAGTTTCTGAAATATTCAAAGATATAAAATTAGTTATTAGCAATAAGTATAAAGATTATTCTATTGGGAAAGATAGAGATAGTAATTACGTAATATTCATGAATTCGTCTCTAAATTCAGTAGATAAAAAGCTTGCAGAAGATAAAGCCATATTCGAAAAAACCATAAAGAATACTCGGGTATTACAGGAAAACACAGCGGGGTCTATGGCGTCAGTCAATGCTGTTCTTGGAACACCAATTAAGAGAATACCGGATAGTGACGATTCATCGTTTGATTTCGTAAAGAAAATCAAATACGACAAAGCCTGTCGCGACAAACTAAATGCATCTATGGGAGAATTTATCAACCGTAATGGCTACATTGATAGTAATGCTATCAATAAAATAAAAAATATATTAGAGAAGTAATATGGCACGAATTTATAAATCATATTCAACCACATCACCTAATGCTACCCAAAATGGCAATCTCTATGATATAGATGTTGTGGTAGAAGATGTTCGAATGCTATTCCGAACGAAAAAGGGCGAATACCCAATGCAGCCAGAGATTGGTAGCATTGCACACGACTATATCCATGAACCTACATTAAATGAAATGGAAAAACACGCTATCATAGAGGATTCTCTTGAAATTTTAAGCGCCGATCCAAGGCTAAATAATATACAGGTGGATATAGAGGAATTATCTAACGGGTATTACTTAATCATAAATGCCACCGTGGTTCCACAAAACCAAGAAGTTAATATTTCAATAAATCTAAACGAAGACTAAGGGGCTATAATGTCAGAGAGTGTAAGACAAAATAACTTATTTGCGGCAGAGGATTGGAAAGTTGTTTATAACGCTTTTCGTAACGTGTCGTTGCAGGCATATGATTACAATACTATATACACGGCTCTTGTTGATTACTTAAGAACTAACAACCCCGATGAGTTTAATGATTATGTCCAACACTCAGAAATGTTGGCACATATCAACATGATTGCATATCTAGGTCAAGCATACGCCTTTAGGATAGACTTGAATGCACGAGAAAACTTCTTTGATACCGCAGAGCGCCGTGAAAGTGTTCTGAAATTAGCACATGGACTATCATATAAACCAAAGAGAAACCGTGCAGCCAATGGTATTGCTAAAATAGTTTCCGTACAGACAACTGAGCCCCTGTTGGATTCTAATGGAAACAATATTAACAATACAGAAATTACTTGGGAACAAATTAATAGTTCCAATTGGTATGATAATTTTATAAAAGTCTTGAACCGAGCATTTATCTCGACTAATTCATTCGGTGACCCGGTTAAACAAGATGTTATAGATGGTATTGATACGCAAGTATATTCTATCAATAATATTACTACTTCAAATAACGATCTAGTTTATAAGTTTAGTTCATCTATAAATGGTGAATCTATGAACTTTGAAACGGTGTCCGCCGATATAAAAAATGGATATTTGGGTGAAAGAACCCCATCACCTGAGTCTACATTTAACATTTTCTATCGCAATGATCAATTAGGAAGCAATTCACCTAATACGGGTTTCTTTGTACACTTTAAACAGGGTGAGTTACAGACTAGAGAATTTACTTATAATAGCCCGGTTCCAGATCGTGAAGAACTTATTGATGTGGATAATATTAATGAAACGGATGTATGGCTTCAGCAAATAGATAACGATACTAATCGAGTTTTAAAAGAATGGGTTCCCGTTGATAGTCTCGTTGGTCAAAATATTATATACAATGATATATATCTCAAAGAGCGCAAAGTATACTCAGTAGAAACGGAGTCACAAAATCGCATTCGCATTCGTTTCAGTGATGGCAATTTTGGTGATGTACCGGTTGGAACGTTTAGGGTATTATACCGTGTTTCACGTAATGATTCATTTATTATTCGCCCTAATGATATAAAAAAACGTGCTGTTACTATACGCTACCGTGGTAAAGATAATCAACAATATTATCTGACAATAAAATTCTCATTACAATACACTATTGATAATGCGGAAGCTGAAGAAACAACCGAACAAATAAAGCGCAATGCGCCATTAGTGCAATATACACAAGACCGTATGATCAATGGCGAGGATTACAATGTCTTCCCACTGACGCAATCAAACTTGGTTCGCAAAGTTAAAGCAGTGAATAGAACTCATGCGGGCCACAGTAGATATATCGATATCATTGATCCAACGGGGGCACATTCCAATATTACCGTGGTCGGCGACGATGCATACCTTTATAAAGACTATGGGCTGGTCTCTGATAGCTTTAAAATACAAAGCAATACCAACTACGCCTCACTAGTTAGAACTCGCATAGAGCCTCTTACAAGCGGTTATGGCCTAGATAACTTCTTCTACCATGATGTTAGAGAAACCATGCTGTCCGAGGATATTGATAACTTGGGGGGCTTTGGTAGTGACTTCCTGACGTTCGCTAACAATAGATACATCTGGAAAGCGTTACCTATGAATCAGTATTCTAATACTGGTTACATATTGGATTCTCAAGACGGCACCATGGAAGAAATAGGCCAAGATGCAGTGCCTACAAAGTTTAAAATGATCCGTGTTGGTACTAAAATTAAATTCAAAAATAGCGTGGGCGATGTTGAGTGGGTGACTGTAAAGTCTTTTGAGGAAGGCGGTATAGTAAACCTAGCAGTTGATCAAACTGGAAATATAGAATTAACATCATCAATCAGTGATGGTTGGTTCATTTCAGAAATAATACCTAGTATTCGCAAGAACCTCAATAATGATGAAAAGGTATTGATTCAGAATGAAATAGAAAATAACCGTTCATTTGGTATACGTTATGATTTTATAGAAGATACTTGGGTTGTTATAAGCCAAGAAAACATTGTAAACACAAACGATATTGATTTTGATTTGAATGCACCATCAATGCCTAACGCGCCAGATAATAGATGGTTGATCAAAGCTAACTTTATTAATGAGCAGGGTATAAAGCGTTATAACGTGGTATCTAGACAATTGCGATATGTTTTTGGATCAGACAAACAAGTTAGGTTTTTCTTCAAAAACACAAGTAAGGTTATCGACTATGAAACCGGCTCGTTTGTACAAGATTATATCAAAATACTAAGTTCTAACTCCGATAAAAAGGATATTCCTGAGCAAACAACCAGTGCCCGTGTTATTTTAGGACATTATTACACATTTGCCACACATAATGAAAATAGCGAGTACGACATCACTTCAGTAGTACCGTATAATTCGAATACAGGTAATATCAAGTTATATACATTAGATAAGAAAGTTATTACTACATGGACGATTGAGTTTGCCAATAACCGAACTATATTGAAAATAAACGATCCACTGATTCCAAACAATACAGTATCAGCGTTTAAGGTGTCTGATATAGTTGAAGTGTATGACGTGGAAGGGGGTAATAGTAATCTTAAGCGTAGTTACAATTTCACGGTGGTAGATAGCTTCATTCAGAATGATGGAATTGTCGATTATTCTAAAGTTTTGGTAGAACCAGAGGACAGTGACGATGATGAACAGCAAGATTATCCGTTGTCGTTCGAAGATATTGTGAACCTAAATGAGTATATTTTCTTTAAAACGTACTCTGATATTGATAATATCACATATACCCGTATAGATCAGAATGTGAAAAGCTTAAACGATAACACTACACGCATTGAGCCGGGTGTGATATATTACTGCGATTCTGATATTACAATAGTTGATAATAATGGCATCAGTCACGATTATGAATCTGGTAAGTTCTATATCGGAGACGATACGGTTAATGATATACGTCCAAATAGTGCAACTGTGC